CAGTACTCACAACCTTCCTTCGAATAAATAATAACTTTCATCTGTGATATTATCAATGATAAAAATTTGTCGGAAAACTCTAAGCATGATTGTGCCAAAAGAAATAAATGAAAATGACATTGTAAAATTGTTAGTAAATGAAGAAGGAATTGAGGAGGAAATGTATGGTGTTGTCGCAATGAACACCGGCCTGACACTTGGCATGTATTACCTGAACCCAACCGAAATGTTCTACAAATCTGCGTGTGTCTACAAATTAGATGATGGTGACATGTCTCCAGCACCTTATGAGAGTGTCATGGAGCACTACCCGTCCGGGACGACATTCGCGGACCTAGAGATGAAACCCCTGGGAACTGATATGTTTGTCTATTATTCGGAGATAGATGTCGAAGACACAGATAGTGATCTCTACGACGAAGGTGGTGATTCTGAATCCGACTTAGGTGGATTTGTAGTCTCTGACACAGAGATAGAAGGTGTGCCTATAGATCTCCCCCCTGATCATCAGCAAATCGACAAAGAATGGAATGAATGGGAACCAACAACATCAGGAGGTCGCAGTTTCAAGGAAACCATTGAGGCGATTGAAACACGCGTTAGACACCTAAGTTAAATTTCATACGTACAGAAAACAAAACAATGCTAGCAACTATATGGTCTGAAATAGACGCCCTATTACCCAAAAGACATGAAGAAAAGATAGTAAATACAAACATTTGTAAAGAGTGTTCAGGTGTGAAGGTTTTCAGCCCGGAAGGATTACCGGTCTGTTCAGAATGTGGATTAGTCGATGACAATTTTATAGACGACACGGCTGAATGGACGAGTGGAATTACTGATGATGGTAAAGTGAATGATCCCTCAAGGTGTGGAAACCCGACAGCAAACCCTGAACTCTTTTCACACAACTGGGGGAAGGGGACAATTATATCTACGAAGGGTTTCTCTTCTTATGAGAATAAGCGAATGGCTAAAATCAACTTTCATATGTCTATGAATCACAAGGATCGGTCACTGTATCACGCGTATAGAGATATCGATGAGGCGTGTCACACTCTACCAGATTGTGTTCTAAAAGACGCTAAGATTATGTATAAAAAATTCAACGAGGAAAAACTGACTAGAGGTGCCGTTCGTCTCGGGATAAAAGCCAACTGCGTTTTATACGCGTGTAGACTCGCAAAGCACCCAAGAACTACAAAAGAAATTGCCGAGATGTTCGGAATTCAATCAAAAGATATCAGTCGAACAACCCAGATTTTCAAAGACAATATTATGGGTGAGACGAAGAAGAATTATGTCACAAAGGCTTTTGATGTCATTCAACGTCTCCTGAATTCGTTTGAAATAACAAAGGAGGAACGCCTTCAGTGCATCAAGCTATGCAACCAAACAGAAGATTGCGTAGATTTGATGAGTAAAACACCAAACAGTGTGGCTTCTTCTATAATTTACATGGTCATCGGGGCCAGGGTCACAAAAAATGAGATTTGTGAGAAGTGCTCGGTATCCGTTCCCACACTAAATAAGATTGAGAATATCTTGAAAAAACACTTAGAGTCTAAAGGACATAGATAGAATATGACTAAAGTTTTTCTTTCAACCCCCTGTTATGGTGGTCTTTGTTTAGAAAAATATATGTCGAGTGTAATAAAACTCCAACTTTTGTTGATCAAAGAAAAAATTGAATTAATGATTGATACTACTGAAAATGAATCACTAGTTCATCGAGCTCGTAATGTTTCCGTGGGGCGTTTCATGCAGAAGACGGATTGTGATTACCTAATGTTTATAGATGCAGATATAGAATTTGATCCTCACGCCGTTGTCCGTCTCATCAAATCTGGACACGAACTGTCTGTCGCATGCTACCCCAAAAAGGTGGTAATGTGGGAACAAGCGGCTAGCGCTGTTCGTAACGATGACGAACGTGATATGTCGATGCTTTCTTCCAGTCTCGTCGTCAATATAGGTGCGACTCGACGAACGATAGAGGATGGTTTCGTGGAGATTTTAGATGGTCCAACTGGGTTCATGCTCATCGGTCGACCAGTTTTCAAGAAACTTGAAGAAGAGTTTCCAGAGTTGTGGTGTAAAAATGATCACCAGAACCGTGACTTTGATGATTACCACGCGGCTTTTGATTGTATGATTGATCCAGAATCTAAACGATATTTGTCAGAAGATTACGCCTTCTGTCGGAGGTGGCAACAAGCGGGTGGTAAAATTTTCGCAGACGTGAATACCACACTGGGTCATGTAGGTAATCTACCTTTCAGTGGGTGCATGGATGAAAGGCTTAAGGCTTAAAAACGATATTATCGTATGAAGTTTGTGACGATAGTGGTCACGAGATCGAAGTCGTGTCATGTGAAGACGTTACATTCTATATTGAGACTAAATATAAAGTGTCTTCAGAATTCAGTGAATCATCAAATCGTCTACGTGAATGATGACACCCTCGAAAAAATTGAAACCATCGAACAGTGTATGAAAAAGTATGACCGAATCCTTTTCATCGATTTTGGTATAGGGGTTGACGACCTTTCACTCAATAAGAGTTTAGAGGTGAATGAAAATGCAGGGCTGGTTGTATTCCCGGGTGTCAAGGAGGGGATTAATTGGGACATGTTCAAAGAAAAAGTGAAGTCGGAATCAAAAGAACCCACAACACAAATGGGTCTCGAGTTTGATACTGTTCTGGGAAAGAAGACTTCACCACAGTTTTACAATGTCGTGTCTACGAGTGCCAAAGTTTGGGTAATGATACCAAAAACTGTCATCAAACATATCAAAAATAAAAAGAAGGGTACGTGGAGGCTATACCCCAACATGTTTGAAAACCTGATCGAAAATGGTGTCAAAATTTATGCATTTTCAGCATCTAAGTTGATCCAGACATATACACATGAGTGTATATCAAACATCCTGAACGCGGCAAGTGTAAAACTGAATTAAAGGTTTTGTTTGTTTTTTAAACATGTCTATAGAGGTGGATTCCCCACTTTATAAATATGTCGTATCATACATACATAAAGTATGGGGTAGTAAGGACTACTTCCCAGGACCTCAACCAATCTCCATTGAACGTAGACATTTTCCCATTTTGAAGGGTGGTGAATACGTCGTGTGTGAGAAGACTGATGGGGAGAGGCACATGCTCGTAGCCCTCATGTATGAGGGAAAGAAAAAGTGTCTTCTTGTGAATAGATCTTTCAGGATGTTTGAAGTTCCTATCAACTTGAAGAAGTCCGCCTATGAAGGAACAATCCTTGATGGTGAACTCTATGAAAATGTCCTCATGGTCTACGATGCCGTAATTGTCTCGGGGGGGATGGTATGGAACTTGAATTTACATAAACGTATGGACGCTTGCAAAGCCATGCTTAAGTCCATGATATGCATGAAGTCTGACAAATACAGACTCAAATGTAAGCAGTTTCACCCGATGAAAGATTTTAGAATATTCATGGATGAATATCTCCCCACAGTTAAGCAGGATATCGATGGTCTCGTGTTTACACCAGTCAATGATCCTATACGAATCGGGACCCATGAGACTATGTTTAAATGGAAACCCCGTGAAAAGAATACAGTGGACTTTCTCGTAAAGTGGGAACCCTCACGAGAAACACCTGGATTTAAAGAGGGACGACCCACATGGAGATTGTATGTTCAAGAAAAGGGGAAATTATTTTTTGAGTCTGAAATTCCACACGACCGGGTGCAAGACAAACCCTGGATGGAGGATGGTGCGATAATTGAATGCACATACGTAACGTGGGAAGAACCCATGTGGTGGAGACCACTGAAACGGAGAACTGACAAGAATTACCCCAACAACAGACGAACGTTTTACAGAACTATTGTCAACATCAAGGAGAATATTGAGATGAAGGAGTTTTTAGATTGTAAACCATGAGGTAGAAACCACCCTCTTCAGGTAGATTGTGTTCTTTCATGTGTTCATCGTCAATCAAAAACCATTTGTTCCTCCTTTTCACAAAGCTGACGTAGTGACCGTCACTTTGATTTCCTACGTGAAGAGCTGTAGAAATTAAATTGTATTCCTTGTTATCTATTATTAGTTTTTCCAAAACCTGGACGTGACACTTTTTGTCAAACGAAATGACAAGAACCCTTGGAAGTTGAGAGAATACCATGCGTGTAGTAGCCAGGTTATGTCTTTTCCCATCGTCATCTATGTAATTGTCTATGACATTCCAATCAGTGCTCTTTGATAGAGTCTCGCCCATATCCTTACCAGTAGAAGTGACCAAATGGATACAGAAGTCTTCTTCATTTGTTGATTTTCCCGTGGGCCAAATAGTCTCCTGAACCTTCTTTCCGTAAAACCATTTCTTGATTTCCGGTGTGGTTTTTTCCAAAATATCGATGATACATAAGAGAGCCTCCTGGACATCGTGTTGCTCGTTTTTCTTGAATCTCGGGAACTGTTCCTGAAACAAAGTGAGCAATACAGACACGTTGACATTACTCTGGCCCTTTGTCCAATACTCTTTCGTCAAGTCGGAATACGCCCTAGAAAACTTACATTCACCCTGATATGGATGTCTGATGTAATGATTCGACAAGACTGGGATATAAAGTATGCATTGAAGAGCTGTGTTGAAATAACATGTATTTCCTTGATTTTCTATACCCTTCATTAAATTTTATGAACATTAAACACTTAAGGGAAAGACGCAATATCATAAATGACAAGAACAATCATCATGAATATTCAGAAGATCGTAGACAAGACCCTCCCCCTTTTTGAGACTCACAAGAACGAAGGAGACATTGAAGTCGAAATTCGCCTTGGGCGTCACAATGGATCCCTTTTCGACACGAACGTTGGAAAAGATGTCTGGAAAAAGGTTCTCAATGCTTTGAAGAAATACGATGGGTGGGAGGAAAAGAAGTCAAAGACAGTTGAAGTTTTTTACAACGACTCAAACAGTGTCAGAATCACCAGTGATGAAGATTCCGGAGAACAAGAAATGATTCAAAAGATCAAGGTTCACAAAGAAGACTTTGTCGACAGTGACCAACCACTGGATGTCAGATTTTGTATCGCCAGGGAAATTCCGACATCTGGTGAATATGAGATGGACAGGAAGAGAACCAAGACGAGGCATTCTTTCATCCGCAAGAATCTGAGTATCGACATGACAATCTCCTCAGGTGACAATGCAGACATGGACTCAGAAGAGGAAGCATCTTACCAGATTGAACTTGAGATCATCAATCCCAAGGAGGTTGATTCAATTTACAAATTTTTCAACATCCTCAACAAAATCAATGATGTTTCAAAACTTGTATAAAATCTCTGCATACTATAGATATGGCCCAGATCCTGTTGATGCTGGGTTCGGTGATGGCGGCTGCTATCGCTGGTAACAGGTCGGTTACTTTGGAACCCGAACCCGAACCTGTAGAAACTACCGAAACAAACAGGGTTGGAAACTCACAGTTCTGGAGAAAACAAATGGACAACGTGAAAGCTGAACCCATACAGGCTGCACCACCTTTATCAAACAGGAAACCCCCACCCCCACCCATGGGGGTGCCCCCTCCCCAGGCTCCAGCTCCGGCTCCAGCTCCAGCTCCAGCTCCGGCTCCGGCTCCGGCTCCAGCTCCAGCTCCGGCTCCGGCTCCGGCTCCGGCTCCAGAGCCCATCGATTGTTCTGGTGAGTGGTCCGAATGGTCTAAGTGCACCGAAGATTGCGGTGATGGCACACAATCTCGCACCTGGACTACCCGGGTAGAACCAAAGAATGGTGGAAAAGTTTGTCCGAGCCCCACAGAAAACCGACCCTGTGAGGGACAGAAGTGTCCCATTGATTGTTCTGGTGAGTGGTCTGAATGGTCTAAGTGCACCGAAGAATGTGATGGAGGCACACAATTTCGCACGTGGACTACTCTAAAGAATCCTGTGTATGGGGGGGATGCCTGTCCAGAACCTACACAAACACAAGCTTGTAATACTAATGCATGTCCCAGAGAACCCACAACTTTGAATGGGTATTCAGACAGTGGAGATGATGGTTTAGGTAAACGGTGTTCGGGGAGAGAACTATATAGTAGTGCTGAGTGGGAGCTTGTTAACCCGGGTGAAGAAAGAGTGCAAGCCACTTCTTTTGACGACCCTTATTACCATAAGTATCAGCGACGCGCAGCCTACAAATGTAATGAAGATGATAGATGTAAGTATGTGACTGTATGGAAAGATGGTAGATATAAGACGTATACAGAGAGTCAATGTAAAGACATCATAAACCAGAACAATGCGACAACGTGGAAAAAGGTTGATGACACAGTTGCAGCAAAAGATGTTCCCAGTTTCTCCCAGGTCTCACCCCAGAAAATAAATGGATATACAGCCCTTGTAAACACAAGTATAAAACCGGAAGATAAATTTTCATGGAGTTCTCCACCATCTTCGGATACTGGTTTTAGGTGTGAGACGAAAGATTACCCTAAATATGGACCAGAGTTTGGGTATGTCGAGGCTCAAGGATCGGATGTAAGTATAGACTCAGATGAGTACAAGGAATATGTTAAAAATATCCAAAGTGAATGCGAACTTGAACATGACTGTAATTTCATACAAGTAGAGAAAAACGGTGCGGGAAAACTATATTCTGTCTGTGAAGGTCAGAGAGAAGGCTTGAATGAAAAAAAGTGGAAAGTTTTTAAGAGAGATGATGATCAACCTTTGAGACTTGAACCTCCCCCAGAAATTGGTGCTGGTCTAAGCATCACAGAGAAACATGCAGAATCGTTCATGGGATATAAACCAGTCTCTCGTTACAGGAAGTGTAATAATCATGGAACCGCCCTTGCCAATGAATATTTACGTGAAGAGGGTGAAGAAAAGGTGAGTTGGAGAGATTTCTTCTCATTTAAATACCAAACATTGCTGAAGAGGGGTATAGAATTATGTAACAAAGATAAAAATTGTCAGTATTTAGAACTAAATGGGTCAAAAGCTATCGCTAGAACATTTAAAAAGAGTGATTGTCCTCATCCTAACGCTGTCCATATGGACACTGAACATAAAATATGGGAAAAAACCGATTGGGTAGATCCAGGTATTCAGGGTCCTGTTCATGGATATGCACAATATGGTTCAAAGTTTCAGTCATGTGGAACCAACGATGGAACACCCGAAAAACCTGAAATTACTGGATTCATTAAGCAGGGGTATGTAAAAGGATCCAGAGATTTAGGTTCTCAACCCGCTGCATCATTTTTTAAAGCTGATGGAACGATGAACGACACGTATAGTGAGTATCTAAAGCAGGGTGCGAAGATATGCAACGATGACCCCAACTGTAAATACGTGTCCGTTTGGAAAAATGGTTCGTACAGGACGTTCGGTGCTAGTGTATGTGAGGATCAACCCATGTTGGGTTATTCGGGGGTGAAAACGTGGAAGAAAAAAGATAGTTCGGTCGTGGGAACCACAACCACCACCTCTACCACCACACCCGCACCTCCACCCCCACCCGTAAAACATGGTTATAAAAATACACACTACCAGAAGATGTGCCCCCAAGACAAACAAAAATGGGTAAAATTCTCTGGATCAACAGTCGGATTTCAAAGCACTGAATATGATGATAACCTTAAATCGGGGATTATGAAATGCAACGATGATCCAAACTGTAAATATGTTACTTTGTTTATGGATGGTTTAACTGGACTGGTAAATGAAGGTGATTGTGATTCTCCTAATTCAGTGCAAAATGCAAAAATATGGGAAAAGGATGATCCCAACGTTGTCGGTTTTACTCCTGCACCCCCTCCACCTCCTCCACCAAAACCACCACCGTTTGATTGTGGTGGTAGTGCTAATACACAAATTCCCTTCAGTAGTGTAAATGATGGAAGTTGTGATTGTTTACCTGGTTTTGACGATGAAGGTGTTGAAGAAAATGGAGTCGCAAAGGGTGCCTGCAAACCTCACCAGGTGGGTAGTTTTTTGAATGATATTTCAATGTTTGGGACAAATTACGTACCGAAACAAATATCAACTACACGACCAGCAACAACTAGCAATTATAATGTAGCTAAGAGTTGGCCCGGTGGTTATACGGGCACCTACCAAACCGGCTATACCGCAAAAACACAAAAAGAAACTATAAAAAGACAGCTTCCATACTTGATCAATGAAGATAAATCTGGATGGACAAAGAAGGTCTTCACCGGTAAATCAAAATCTCAATGTGAACAAATTTCAATAGATCACCCTAGGTCACCGGGGTATTCTTACTTTATGAAAGGTATAAACGGAAACGGAACTGCTGAAACATTTAGTTATTATGAATACAACAATGGAGTGCGTGGAAATTTGATAACCAAAAATATCACTGGTAATGAACCAGTATGTGTAGTTTATGGTGGAAATACGGGTAAGGGAACTGACAAGAAGTGTGTCACTGATCATGTAGATCATCCAGAATGCTGGGAACGTGAACCTACTCAAGCCGAAAAAGATTACCTTGGATTCAAACCGGGCAGCATGGGCACGTTCTGGAACTGGGGGGGTATATCAGGTGGTCAACACCCGCAAGTTTGGGATGGTAAGGTGGGGAAAATGGTGAACGCCAAGTATGATCTACCCCACCGGGAATGGAAAAAGGACAAGTACTGGACATAAAAATCTTGTGTTATTTTAATGAGCAACTCCAACAAGGGTGGGGGGTCGACTCTGAGTTTAGTGCTGCTCATATTATCATGTGTCTCGTGTATGTCCATAATCAGTTCTTCGGTGGGTAGTGTGATGATTTCTAACACGGAACCACCACCAGGATCCTCAGCGGACCTCGGTTCCTCAGCGGACCTCGGTTCCTCAGCAGATCCAGAACCAGCTGAAATACTCTCTGATTCAATGGCTGTGGAGGGGAGCACATTTACAGTTGAGAAGGAAGAAGTCGAACAAAGTACATTTAAATTACTGCGAAACAAAGACTATTACGGGGTTGGGAATTTGTATCATTATCACCCAGATTCTGATATTCCATTCACTGAAAAAAGATGCCTCCACGAATGTTCAGTGGATCCTTCTTGTAAAGCTGTCGTTTTTAATAAAGAGCTGGATAGATGCTGGGGGAAAGCAATGGAGGATTTCGAACTCCCCTTGCATAGCAACTCGAATGGTAATTTGGTTTATGTAAAAAAAGATCTCTACGAAGACGCCATAGAAAAATATGGGTAGATAGTACATGATTTACGTAGTGCTTTTCTTCGTGATATTGTTTCTCATGCGCGATAAACACTCTAAAATAGAAGAAGTGGAGGGTTCACACTTCTTCTATCTCAGTGAGGGGGCTTCTAGGGGTGTGTACGAGAAAATGCGTGGGAATGGTGTGAGTGACGACAGTTTGAAAGACTTCGTGCTCATGGAAGATCAGTTGTTGGGTCTTGAACATAAAGCTGTGTGCACGGGAATTCCGTATTCCTTACAAGGCAATGGAATTTCAAAAAAGATCAAGGAAACTTTCCCAAACTATAACTTCAACTACCACACCATACACCTTAAACAACTCGCAGAACCCGGAAAGACTATCAACAGGAAAATTGTATGTCAGACTTAAACGTTAAGTCGTCCGTCGTTTCGAAGATCGAATCGATTTTACTGCTATGTTGACCAGTTCCGCCTTTCTCATCTTTGAACCAAAACTCCTGGCCAATGGCCCTGCGATTTTCACGAAATATTCAATCAG